ATGCTCCAGTTATTTGCACGATACTTTTCTGTTGGTGTTATTAACACGCTCTTGCATTGGGTCGTGTTCGGTATTTTGGTTTATTTATTTTCCACGACACAGGCCACTGCTAACCTGATCGCATTCATCATTGCTGTAACTTTCTCCTTTTTTGCTAACGCTAAGTTTACATTTAAGAAGAAAGCAACTGGTGGGAGATACATAGCATTCACAGTATTTATGGGTGTGTTAAGTTATCTGACTGGATTTATAGCCGATAAACTCAATGCAATGCCAATAATTACCTTAGTTGCATTCTCAGCAATTAGCCTTGTTCTTGGATTTTTCTACTCAAAATTATTTGTCTTTAAAGGAATAGAGTAATGAAGATTTCTTTAGTTGTTCCAGTTTTCAATGAGGAAGAAGCAATACCTATTTTTTATAAAACGGTTCGTGAAAATGAAGAACTAAAAAAATATGACGTTGAAATTATTTTTATTAATGATGGCAGTAAAGATTCAACTGAAAATATTATCAATGCGTTGTCGTTAGCTGATGAGCAAGTAGTAGCATTAAGTTTTACTAGAAACTTTGGTAAAGAACCTGCACTTTTTGCTGGATTAGATCATGCTACGGGTGAAGCAGTAATCCCTATTGATGTTGACCTTCAAGACCCAATAGAAGTTATTCCACAATTAATAGAAAAATGGAAACAAGGTGCTGATGTTGTTTTAGCTAAAAGAACTGACCGATCTACTGATGGTTGGTTGAAACGCAAAACAGCAGAATGGTTTTATAAACTGCATAATAAAATCAGCACACCAAAGATTGAAGAAAATGTGGGTGACTTCCGCTTAATGTCTCGTGAAACAGTTGAGAACATTAAATTGCTTCCTGAACGCAACTTATTTATGAAAGGCGTTCTATCTTGGGTTGGTGGAAAAGTAGATATCGTCGAATATTCTCGTGCTGAACGTTCTGCTGGTGAATCAAAATTTAATGGCTGGAAACTTTGGAATCTTGCATTAGAGGGGATCACCAGTTTTTCAACCTTCCCTCTGCGCATGTGGACATATATTGGCTTATTTGTTGGCGCAATTTCATTTGTTTATGGTGGGTGGATGATTATAGATAAACTTATTTGGGGAAACCCAGTGCCGGGCTACCCATCACTATTAGTTTCCATCTTATTCCTTGGTGGTATTCAGCTTATTGGCATTGGTGTTCTTGGTGAATATATCGGGAGAATATATGTTGAAAGCAAGAAAAGACCTAAGTATATTTTGAAGGCTAATAAAGATGAGAAATAAAAACATATTATACATTTCTATTATTGTATCATTATTTTTCATTCCCATTTTAATGGCTAATGTTTACTACCTAGATGATATAGGTAGGGCAACAAATGGCTATTATAGATGGTCTGATAATGATGGGAGGCCATTGTCAGATTTAATAATGTATATTTTAAATTTTGGAGGAAATCAAACTGATATATACCCACTTCCAACGATATTATCTATTATTTTTTTAATTATTTCACTGTATAGAATGCAATCATTATTTGATGATAAAAACAGCATATTTACACTTATTGTTGCGTCTGCTTTTTTCATAAATCCATTTATGGCAGAAAATTTCTCTTACAGATTTGATGTGTTACCAATGGTTTTTGGTATTCTATTGTCTGTATTAGTGTCCACAATAAAAATAAGAAATAATACAATAAGCTTTTTAACATCGATCATATTTATAGTATCCATATATTCAACATACCAAACAAATATAAATATATTTATCATATTAACTATTATTGAATTCATAAGAAACTCAATAGATAAAGATGATGCTATAAAGATTTTACTATTTCGATTTTTTCAATTTATAATAGGATCTGTTATTTATATAAAAATCATAATGCCAATGACAATGTTATCTAGCAATCCAATTTCACATCCAAATATAAGTATATTTAACATAATAGAAACTATAAAAATAAACCTGTATGAATATAATGGATATTTATCAAAAAACTTTATATTTAATTGGGGTTATTTTATTTTATCAACTACAATAATAAATTATATATCAATAATATTCCTTTATATCAATAAAGTAAAAAATAAAAATACATTAACATTCATAGCATTCATTTTATGTCCGATAATTGCTTATCTTATGTGTTTTGGATCACTTCTCGCCCTTGAGAAACCTATCTATTGGTTCCCTAGGGTATACATTGGTCTTTGTGGGTATTTTATATTTTGTTACTACTTGATATACAAGTTAATTATAACTTCATTGCCAAGTGGTAAAAAAATATTATTTGTTTTATTTATTCCTGTATTAGCAAATCTATCATTTTTTTATACGTATGGTAATTCATTAAAAAACCAATTTGAGTTTTCAGAGAATATAATTAGTGAGATAAAAAGCAAAGTTAATCATAATGATATAAAAGGAAAGGGAATTTATTATATTGGAAATGAATTGGAGTCTCCTGTTTTTAAAAATAGTTACTATAAATTCAATCTTATAAGACACTTAGTTCCTACTTTCCTAGGGAATGGCTATTGGGGGTTTAAGTTTAGCCAACTGAATGGGTTGAATGTTTCATATAAAAATGAAGCTGAAGCGAGAAATTCATTAAAAATAGATTGGTGCAGAACAGGAAAAATAATCAACTCGGTTAACTTCGATATTATTATAACTGAAAATTTAATCATTATTGACACGAAAAAACAATGCAATAAATAAAAATTATCCCTGCTAGTAATGTTTTTAATTATTTAGCAGGGATTCACTTTATTAAAATATTTGACCACCAGATCTTTTTACCATCTCCGTGCTCGTTATGTCATTATTTGTGTAAACAATAGAAGAGTTTGACTCTATCTTTCCACCATTAATGACTCCAAGCTTTAATTGAGTTCCCTTTGTGCATATTATTTGCGAACCAGTTTCCATGATTAAGTTTCCAATATAACCAGAACTTGATGATATATATAATTTAGAACCTTCTTTTAATGTTATGTTACTTAAATTAAACCCTGATGATGATTCAATATGTGAATCTAAAGAAATACTAAACCCATCGATAGATAAACCTGAGTCACCCATGTTAATATTAAATAATGACAATCCATTTATTTCAGATTTATTACCCGAGATTGATAATGTATTAATATTTGAGTTTTTATTATAATACGATGATTTTTTATTTTTCAATATCAATCTATCATTTATATTTCCATCAACAAAAACTCTTCTCCTTGATTTAAAGTCGCTTGGTAAAACAAAATTTAATTTTGAAAACGATGCAAGTGGACTTTCTTTACTACCGTTAAGCTTGTCATCACCATTAATATTATTTATATAAAAGTCTGATACTCTGTTTCTGCATTTTTTACCAAGTGATATGTCTTCATATGTGCTATCACCATCTGGATCAACGTAAATAGACTCAGGAGGAATGCCGTCAATATTTATATTGAAACAACTCTTTAATTTTATAAAATTAATTTTATTTCTTTTTACCCACTCATAGTCAATTCCACTAAAATCGAATGAACTTTCAAAAGTACGATAAATTTCCACTCCCCAATCTGAAAAATTATCAATTGAATCAACTTTACCAGACCTCCATCTTCTATAACAAAATGAACCAATCCAGTTAACTCCTTGAGTTGTTGAGCTCCAATGATCCGTACCAATAATTGCTAGTTGCTTGCAGTGCTCAAATCCGGGCTGAATAATAGCTAACCCCTTAGCCTCCTTCACATGAATACCTAAGTCTGAATCATCTGAGAATGGATTAAGCATTACGCTATACGTAGCTCTCTCAATGACGTATGAAGTATTACAACTTGTTGCGCCTGTACCAATCATTCGGTATGAAGTCGGAGCAGCAGAGCCTTTTCTAAAGTTATACCCAATATCACACCAACCAGCATCAGTGTTTGTTAGATTATTAGACCATGTATATGAATCGAATCCATTGTCAAAATCAACCATGTTTACAGCATTCATATTAAATCTAACAATTCTAGACTCATCTCCCATACCAGCTGGAAGGAATTTATTTACAATCCTTGGTGAGTTAGTGTTTATAGCTACACCAAATGCAGTGCATGCATGTAAATATATGTCTGTAGATATAGAGTCTTTTGGTGAAAAGAATGAGTTAGCTTGCACTGATGGTCTTAATTGCACAGATTTTGATTCAGTGTGAATAGTTGTGTTGCTTGGAATTAATGCAAAGCAATCATTATCATCAACATCTTTCACTGTTGATTCAAAAAAATGGGTTCCATTCATAAATAAAGGTGAAAGTCCTTTATCTAATACTTCTCTTAGCTTTTTAGCCGCATCCCCACCCGGATAAATTCTATTACTTAATGCATCAGCTAGCGTCAATCCTTCACCTATCCCTACTAAGCTAGAGCCGGTTTCGCTAGCTAACCTTTGCTCTAACATATCTGGATCGTACTTAAGTATGTTTGGGAAGTAGTGCTGTTGTGATCCGTAGCTGTCATAAACGGCCATGCTATGGCCTTCCACAGTCACAAACTTAGCAATCTGACCACTGTAAACAGGGAATCCTGCCTGATTGATAATTAATGGCTGAGGAACTGGAATGTGAGAGCCATCTTCATTTTCTAAATAAACCTGAATTTGGTTTTCTGGTAATGTTGGATCGGTATCAATTTTACCAATAAAAATCCTACCATTACTCGCCGCTTGGAATTTCCTTGCGAGAGTGAATAATTGTGACGGCATCGACACGACGACATTATGGATAATATCTGACATTGCTTTCTCCAAGAGTGAGTAGTCGCACCAGTTTTAATCTGGTGTATTTTGGATGTAAAAAAACCGCAATTAAGCGGTGTTGTTATTTTGTGGGCTGTCCATAACCCAATTGTTCAGTTCCTTGTTTCAGCCTGCGAACCAGCACTTAAACTTTGTGATATTGTAGAGACTGCCTTTTCGAACTTACTTGTTCCTACTGGAGTTCCTGCCAATCTCATCACTGCTTCTCTAACCGGTTTGCTTTCATAAATGCGAGCTAGTGCGCCATAAGTTCCAGCGCCAATTGCCGTTGATGGTTTTATTGCCGCACCTAAACCAAGTATGAATGGGATTGCTTGCTGACCAGTTGGCGTTGTGACACCAGCTTTTGACGCTTGACGTGTAGCTTCTAAATACTTCTTCAACCCATTTATATAAATAGCTTCTTGACCTCTAAATGCTATTCCAGTTTGGTTTGACATGATATTTAGTTGCCTTAAGAACTGATCAGGAGAATCACCCGCTTTCTCAATTGCTTTACCAATAATGGCATTCCTCATTTGAGCGCGTCCGCGAGTGTCAACAGAGTTATACAAACTTCTAATTTCAGATCTGTTTTTGCTAAATAAAATATTGTTAACTACCTCTGGTGTTAAATCGCCTTTGGTTAAGATGTTCTTCAATCGAGTATTTAATATTTTATTAGCTTCATCTGCATAGATAGAATTAGCTTGGTTATACTTGCGTAAAGCATCAGCGCCTAAGTTTGTTGATATTGCATCACTAGCATCATCAGACATGGCTTTATAAACTCTATTTATCGCAGCATCAGAGCGATTAGGCATAGCCATTCTCTCACCCTTAACGTCTTGTCTAAATTGAGTCCTTAAGTCTCTTAGTTGAGAAATATCAACGTTACCAGATGCAAGTTCATTCCTGTAAGACTGTAATTTTGAGATGGTTTGAGTGTCAGCAACCTCACCTAGTTTAGAAAGTTTTGCTATTTCGCTATCAATCTGATTTATTGCTCGGTTAGGAGTGATAGGCACACCAGATAACGCATTCTGTATTGATTCCAGTCTTTCACCAGCCGCCTGTTTTATTGTTGATGTTTTTCGCTTCAAACTCTCAACAACTTGACTAGGATCGTACTCTCCAAACCTGTCTGCGAAATCTCGAACAAGTTTACTCCTCGCCTCTTGTTGATTTGATCGCAAACCTGCCGTACCAGCAAAAGGTATGTTTTCAGCAGCTCCTTGTGCCAGCCTTCCAGTTTTTGATTGCGGAGGTACTACGTCAGTTGTGTATAGAGGTACATTGTTCTGCTTAGCAAATTCAGACAGTTCAGACGCTTCTTGAGTTGGCTTACCAGTTGCTACTCGATAGCCACTATTAACAAGTTTCTCCGCCGCTTTAAACCCACCGCCAAGCCCTGCTGATAATGCTGTTTGCAATGGATTAATATCACCACCACCTGCCATATTAACAGACGATTGTAGAGCTAAATCTGTACCTGCTGATTTTGCAGTAGCACCTAACACTGTTGGCGCTCTAGCCGCTGGAGTGAATGCAACTGCGTTCGCAATAAATGGCATGACATCTTCAGATGATAGACCAGGCTTATTTAGTGCATAGCGACCAGAAGGCAAATCAACCAGCAAATTTCCTTTCTCGTCTTGAGATACTTTCCCGCCCATATTGCCGATAACTTTTACAAAGTCGTTATCATTACCGAACATTTGCACCCAAGCCGCTTTCATTGCATCAGTATTAAATGCATTCATTTCTGGCGAAGACATGATCCCTTCCAATCCAGAGACTTCAGGAGTCATCTTGCTTTCACCAGTAAATGCATCAATCACGTTTTCACGGAAACCTTTAGCATCATCAGACGATTGCTGTAACCCTTGGGATAAATTCTGATTAGCTTGCTTCATGCCAGAGATATAGCTGTTTTCTGGCTGTGGTGGTTTGGTTGCTTGTTCTGTTTGTGATTGCGGAAGTGGGTATGCGGTATAAAACTGTTGTCTTGCGTTATCTACGTCGTTACCAACATTTGGAGCAACTACTTCATTAAAATATTGCTCCTGTGCTGATACCTTTTGTTCGTTAGATAGTGATTGATACTCAGGTGATGAGATCACCTCTTTCCATGGTTTAGCCATTACCCACCCCAGAGATTAGAATACCCACCTTGATTATTAGCGGGCGCTTGTTGTGTTGGTTGCTGACTTGCTGGTGAGCTTAAATTGGCATTATTTTTAGAGTTGAATGCCTTTGTATACTGATCGATTATCTTAACTGAGTTTTGCAATGCTTCTGGGCTAGAGTAATCAAGTTGCGGCATGGACTGGAAGAACATCTTAGCCTCAGCGACAGTATTAATGCCACTTGCACCCATCTCTCTAGCTGCGCCAATTCCTTGATTCTGCATGTTACCTTGAATGCGTTGAGCGGCATTATAAAGAGCCCTTGCATCTTTATTTACCGTTCTAGTCCCTGCATCTGCGGTAATCGGTGCTGTCCCTGTACCTCCAGTAACACCAGTTATTGCGTTTAGCTGAGAGGCTGGAGCATTTGCAATTAAAGATAAATCCTCATTCATTCTCGTGCTTGATGCTGTTCCAGCAGTAGATGACACACTAGATAAAGCGTTAACAGGAATAGTTACCACATTGCCGTTCGCATCAAACCCTTTGTAATATTTGGAATCACCAGCGCCTTGTGCATTAGGATCTATCATCACAGTCTTACCATTAGCCAGTTGAGCTTGTTGCATTTCAGTTCCAGATTTGCCTTTTAGCGCCAAGAACTGTTTACGTTGTTCAGGTGAAAGCGTCATCATGTACTCATACTCCTGAACTGCCGCTGGTTTACTTCCTGCTGAGCTAGCGGATCGCATAGAGTTTTGAGCGGATATGTTCTGGCCACGAACCTGTATCTGATGACCTTCTCTTGTTAGTGCTTCGCCAGCTTGATTGCTTCTGATTTGCTCATCTAAACGACCTTGGTCAATCTGTCTGCCAAGTTGTTTATCTTGTAGGTTAAAGTAATCATCAATACCAAGTGATGACATGCCAATGTGATCAGCTAACTGTACAGCCGCTTTAGGGTCTTTTTCTGCAATAGAAACGGCTTCCACAGGGTCAATGCCAAGGCGACGAAATGTATCTGCATTCTGTCTAACGTAATCAGTGGCATTACCATTCATTACCGCATTGCGATAGCCAGATGATAAGTTACCCAAAGATTCACGAACATCAGCAGAAACACCCTGCATACCTCCAGTGATAGCTTGAGCGTATTCAGGATAAGTCGCTAGTAACTGCCTCATGCCATCGCGATCACTATTTGCGTATGCCTCACCCCATGCTTTTTGGAATTCACCAAGACGTTCTTTGGCTTTATTTTCTTGATAGATACCAGCAAGCCCAACAAGCCCATTTAATGCTTGTAAGCCCATATTATTAGCACCAGAGCGAGCTAGTTCATTGCTTTGATTAATTGAGTTGATAACAGGATTTGCATCACTGGCTCTTGGTGCGTTGTCATTAAATTGACCTATCGAACCAAGAAAGCCACCTGAGTTAACTGATGGTTGCCATGTAGCCATTAGAACAATCCTCCTAATAAACCAACACCAGCGCCAATACCAGCACCCCACGCAGTACCAAGACCGGGAACAACGCTACCTAGTTGAGCGCCTGCCATAGCACCACCAAGACCTCCCATCATTCCTTGTTGCATAGATGACGGTCGATTAGCCATAGCCGCTTGAGCGTTTGCATTCTGTTGTAGCAATTGCCCCATGTTGTTTGCGTAGTTTTGACCGGCACTAGCCTGACCCTGCAAAGCACCAAGACCAACATTAGCCAAATTTTGATAGTTATTCATTTGGTCAGCCAACCAACCTTGACCAAGCGTAGGAGCGATAGATGCAAGTTGATTGCTTGTTGCTGTTGAGCCTAGCCCACCAGTGGCTTCTGCACCTTGTAATTGCTGATATCTTGCCTGTCCTGATAAATCGTTAAATGCTTGAGAGTTGTAGTATTGGTTTAATGCTTGCCCTTGACCCTCTAAAGAAGATAAGTTTTGCAACTGACCTATATACTGCTGAGCGAGTGGCGTAAACGGTGCAAGGTTTTGCATGTTCGTCTGCCACATTTCACGCTGTAACGCCGTGGCTTCACGAGTCGCATCAGCTTGAGCGCCTGCACCACCATCACCACCACCTTTCATATATCCATGCATTGGTAGTAGTGAGTTTCTGAATTTCTCTGAAATAATCAGCATTTTAATAACTCCTCATACTGTTCGCGTTTTAGTTGATAGATGGTGACGCCCACTGGTTTATCGTTACTGATATACGCATCATCTAAATGACCGACACGAGTAGCGCCAAGCATTTTTACAATAACACGACCGTATTTTGTGGTATCAGGAACCATAGTCACTGAGTTAGTGAATTGACTATTTTCCAGTAACCACTTGCAGAATAATTTGTGTGCATCAAAGGCGTATTTACCACGAAATCCAGCATCAAATATGGCGTGACACTCAACAACCGTATGCCAAAAATTACGCACCTCGAAAACACCAACCAATAGAACTCCCTCATAAATACCCAAGTAAAGCGCATCGGGTTTAATGAAGTACTGATCATTACTATCAACTATATTTCCCGTGTTCGACTTGTCATTTAAAAACTCAGATAGTCGAATAGGATTATCAATAATTTTAATTTCCATTAATCTATTAATCCGTGTGAGCGAAGTGCATCTTCAAGCGCCTTGATTCTCTGTCTAGCCTCAATTAACCCATTTGCTAGGGTTTGCATTTCTGACCGCGTGTAATCATCGCTGAATGAGTAGGATTGGTTAGCATTAAACGAGCTCTTAAGTGCTGTCCCTGTTGCCGATGTAAAGCCAGTAACGCGAGTGCCGACAACTTTAGTTCCGTTTACTGAGTAGGACGTTGAAACATCGATAGGAGACAAGAGCTTCTGTTTTTCTGTTTTACTGAGAGAAACGTAATCAACTTTGATTTCAGATATTTGACCATCGAGGTCTTGTATCTTTATTTTTAGCCCATCAATGTCCTGCTCAACGTTAAGAACTCTTACCTCTAACTTAGATAAATCCTCTTCTGTTTTTGTGATTCTCTCTTCATGATTTGCTAGCTGAATACCATGCTCAACAATTGTTTGTTCGGCTTCACCAAGCCTTTCCTCATGATCTTCAAGAACAACATCTTGCTCATCATTCCTCTTTTGAGCATCAAAAGCTTCAGCGCCAGCCTCATTTGCACGACCAGCCACCTTTGCCATATCATCAGCACCGCTAAGCACTATTCGTCGATATGTTTCGCTAAAGTTAGTAGGTAGGATATCTGGAACAATGTAAGAGGATTGAATTTCTATGGGTTTAGAAAGATCTTCACTTGCCATCATTCAACCCTCATCGATAGATCGCTCAGTGTTACAGGCGACTTAGTAATAACGCGAACTTTAAACCCTATGTTCTTTCTCACTCTTCCTACTCGTCGCCATAAAACACGTCGGTCATATTGGAATGGTGAGTTTTGTTCAATCATTTGCTCTCGACCAAAGTTAATGCCATCAGTTGTTGCAGAGAGAAACAACTTATCAGCAATCTGAGCAACGCCTGTTGATGCCTCAAGCTCTAAATCGAACACCCTTGCGTTATCGGCCTTAGCCATAGGAGTATATAAAATATGTTCGACCTGCTTGTCGTACTGAGATGATTTATTGAAGGAAAGATTACCAACAATCCCCTCGGATTTATCCGCAACAGTGATTTGATTACCTTCATACATAAAATCAATTGCACGATAGGTTTCGTCATACAGTCCAGACTTTAGAATGCACCACTGCGGATATTGTTGACTTCCTGCTGCGTCAAAGCAAAGCGTGTGTCGCTGTAAGTGAACAATGAGTAATTCATGCCCATCAAAGCGAATATTCTCAAGAACTGCCAGTGACAGCTCGTCTGAAGTATAACTACGGATGATCTTATCAATGCTTGCGGTAGATATTTGACTAGCAGAACCAGAGCCGAGAATATAGACAGATGGCGCTCCGTTTGATGGGTTACTGATGAATGCAAATGATTCTCCGAACTTACACTTAGCATCACGACCAGAAATACCCATCTGAACCATATAAGATGGCTGTGGCGCGTATATTACTTGTGACGCACTCGTTGAGCCGGTAATAGTGAAGTATTCGATGGTTGACGAACCAAAACAAAGCACCATGTCACGCCAAGAATCGATAGCAATGATGCCGTCAGGCTGTGATTCAGCAGTGTAAAATGGACGATAGCGATCAGGTTTAGACTCATCTTCTAAGTCAGTAACGCCGAACCTTTCACCGCCCTTCAGCAACCAAATGTAACGCCCTCGGTTACGAGCAACATCGACAACATCACATAATTCGTATTGAGGATATCTTTCAACTACCTCTAACACTTCTTGTGTCATCAAAAATTCAGTAACGTCTTTGGCTGTCTGTTCGCTAGATTTGGCTAGGTTCATTTTGTACGTGACTGTGATTTTACCACCTGCACGCTTAATACCTTCAACTAGAACGTCGGTAAGATAAGGTTTCTCGTCATCTTCCTGCTGAGATAATTTAACGCCTACCATTTGCTCAGTGATAAGCATCTCATTACCGACTTTACCATCAGAAGTTTTAGGTGTGATTTTTAACGTTAAGAACCCATCCAGATCACCCTTTGTGAGTGGAACGAAATCATCATTACCGTCTTTGTGAGTCCATTTTTTAACGTCGCGTTTATAGCCTTCAGTAATTACCTCTTCCTCAGGCCAGTTAGATAACTCCTTAACCTCACCATCATAACGATAGAGTTTTAACTTTCCGCCTGACGCCACTGTTTGACTGTAACCAGAGTGCGCCATAGTCACCCTATCTTTACCTTGAATGTCAGCAATAGCATTCTGCCCACGATAAAGCTTGTTACCACACACTCGATAGACCGTGTTGTTTTTCGTGTTGTACTGAACACCACGAGATACACCATCAACACTATGACGCTTTTCTAATGCGGGAAACGAACGCAAATAACCGGATGCATTCAATACTTCTTTGGGTGTGGCCAACATATTAACTGGAAGGCCGTCAATATAATCTGCTGTATGCGGGTCTTTTCGCAAACCTCTAGCAAGAGGGATCTGGATCCTTGGCATGTGGTTTTCTCCTGTGGAAGTATCGTTGACCAGTCATCGTTAATAAGCGATTACCTGAGCCAATAGGGAAACCATCTGGATGATGAGATCTGGCATTTTTAGCTCTCTTTAAAGCGCAACTACGCATGAGTCTTTCTTTGCCATATCTAGCAGTTGTAATAACCTTATCGAGTGGGATAATTTGATAATCTGGAGCGATACGAGTGGCTAAGTTATAGATAACCGCATTGATGGCTTGCTTATGCAGACCGTGCTCATCACCTTGGTCAATAGGTGTATCTTCATCAGCGAACTTATAGCCAGTGTGAATGCCAGCACCATCTTCAAACCACTCATACATCATTGACTCTAAATCAACCACACCATCTTCTAATGACTGAGGCTCGATATCGGTTAATGTAGCATCAGAAGCAACGCCTAATTTACGTAACGCCGCTACAACTAACTCACCCTTCGTTGTGATCTGCATCTTTCACCGCCTTTTTCTTGGTAGCGGGTTTATCTTCAGTCTTCTTCTTGGTGTCGTTTGGATTTTTACACCAGCCATCTTTCAAATAACTTTCAAGTTCATCATCGTTGACAGTAATAATTTGAAGGTTCATACCCCAAATTTTCACATCACCATTAGCCCTATAAAGCATCGTTTTCATTTTCTTACCCCCATTACTGAATCAATAATTACCCCATTATCAGTCAGTAAATACACCAGCTCGCCATCAGCCAAGTTAAATGCTTCACCATCAATAAAAATTTGACTGGCGTATCCTTCTTTATCCTTATCGCTACGAAAGCTACCCGCCTGAATATAAGTGATCGGCAAAGATGGCAATTGCTTTTTAACGAACATGGGTATCTCCAATAAAAAAGGGAGCCGAAGCTCCCGAATAACAACGAGGTTTATTTTTGACCAGTCAGCCCAACACCAACTGCTTCAGGTCGTTTGGTGCATGCGGAATACCACACGGCAATACGACATTTACCTTCCAGTGTTGAAATGTCACCTTGATATGCAACAACACCATTTAAACCAACAGAAGGAATACTAAACGCCTCTGTCTTCATTCCACTAAACAGCGCATGGTTGAGAGGGATCGGCTGTGACAGTAGGGTGATTGAATCATCAGCCCAGAAGATATTAGTTTTAGCAGTTTTCACGTTAATAACACTGATTGCAGCCCCCGCCGCCAGTGAGGTGTTAACGTTGGCATATGCGCGTTGTTCTGGCTTTAAATCTGCGTCATCAAGTGCAATCGGCTTAGGCATAATGGTAATGTTGTTACCTTCAACACCAACAACCGCAAACGTTGCGTCCTGAGTGAGTAAATCTTTTGCCATCTGTGAGATAAACTTAACACCAGCAAAGCTGATCTTGTCGCCGCGTTTAAATGCCGATCCGTCACTAACTTTAACTACTGCTGTGCGGTTATCAACGTTCTCACGGTTACCGTCAGTTACATCTTCTTTCCACGCTTCAGGCTTGAACTTTTGAGCACCATCGACAGTAACTCCCGTCGCTGTTCCTGCTGTTAGAGTTGGTAATTTAGGTGAACGGAGGACATCATCAAACCCAGCAACTTGCTTTTGGATAGTACCTGATTTGTATGCTTCCTCAGGGATACGTCCATACATATCCTTACCCACAAGAGAAAGGCCCGCTTTTTTGTAGTCTTCCGCATTAAAGAAGTAACTTAATCCCTGGCTGCGATTTAGCTCGCGAGAAAAAATAAGAGCCTCTGCGTCAGACATCATATCCCAAGCCTTATTTTCAGCAGAAACATATTCAGCATCAGTAACTACTAAAGACGCTGTTTCAGCTGCCTGTTTAGCAATGGATGTTTCGACGTTATTTGCCAGCTTAAGGCCTGATGCACGAATGCGACGACGTAAAGATGTTTCATCACGTACATCATCGGCACGCAAACCAAAGAAATCATTATCTGGAACGCCCATGTTGCATTTGACAGAGAGTTCCAAGATGCCTGTCTCTTTATCTGTTAAATCCCAACCAGGCTGAGTCGGTGCTTCTTGCTCTACTGGCATCCAGATAGTGTTTTGTGAGCGTTGCATATCACCGGCTGGAGGGGTGTATTTACCTACACGCTGAGCCATTGGACAGTTATTTTCGATAGTATTTACTACTTCATCCACCATATAGGTGATAATTTGACCTTCATTTAAAGCCATTATTTTATTCCTTGTAATTTAGCCTTGATTGCGCGGTACTTTTGAACATCACCTTTACTTGCTGCATCATCCATTTGCTTTTGTAATGCCGCGACATTTGCCGCCGTAACATCACCGCTAATAGGCTCGTCAGCGGGTGGTGCAGATGAACGTTGTGTACCGCGAGGCTTGAGAGTTAAACGATCAGCTAATCGAGTGAGTTCGATAGTGACTTGAACTGGATTTTTGCTAAATAGATCTTGTGCTTTTTCAGGGTTTGCACCTAGGTAGTAAATGATAGCGGCTGATTTTTCGGGAAAGTTCTGCGCGATACCCTCATAAACACCTTGAGGTAATACTTGCAACGCTGAATCTTCCTTTTCCTGATAGTCAGGCAAATTTAACTTCTCAGCCGCATCATAATGAGCCTTGATTGCATTAGCGATTTGTTGACCTTGCTGTGTGTATTCCTGAGTTTTACGACCCTGATCTGCCACAGCTTTACTTCTTGCGTCCAAAGCTTTGTTTTGCCATTTCAGCAACTCAGCCTGAAACGCAGCGTTAGCCTTATGTGTGTCATAGTCATATTTACCGAGTGCCTCATCAGATAAAAAATCATCCAGTTTAGGCATTTCTGGTAGCTCAGGATTTACCCGCAAGTTTTCAGGAAGTTCGCCATTTTCAATTGCTGCTATCTGTTGCTCAATTTCTCGCTGACGTTTACGAGCTATGCGTTTCGCTGCTTGGATAGCATTATTGCTTGGTTTTCCTTCCTGTGGTTTCTCATCGTCTTTCAGGACAATCTCGAAGCCTTCCTCCTGTCCCGCTGCTGAGTTGGCATTTTCAGCAGACTGACTTTCTACGGATGCCGCCGCCTGATCGTCGGACAGGTTTAATTCTTCAGAGTTATTCTGAATTTCGGTGGTTGTGCTCATGATATTTAACTCTCTTACATGGATTGAGGATTATTCTCGACGTTATTGTCGGTAGGAATGTTTTGTTGTTGCTGTTGTGCAACCTCGTTCAGAAGTTTAATGGCCTCCCTTACTGCCGACTCATCTATGTTTCTAGCCTGAGCCAGTTTATAGACTGTATTAGCTTGAGACTCCATTGCATCTTGCTGAGCGGTAAATGCTTTGATTTGAGTTTGTGCTGTTTCGTTATTAGCTTTGGTTTGCTCTGCTTGAGCCGCGATGATTTGTGCCTGAGCTAACATAGCGTTAGGATCTTGATTGCTTTGTGCTGCTTGCTGAGCTTCCATCAACCATTGTTGTTCTTCCTCGGTTTCTGGCTTCTTCAAGCCATTAACTATCAATTCCTTGTTGGCGTAATCTCTGATGTATTCAACTCCTTTACCTTCCATCATGTTTGCGTATGTCAGCATCATGACATTCCACATTGGATGCTCTACTGGAACTTTGGTGATAAGCTCGCCTATCTCAGCCCTAGCAGCATCTTTTTGTGATTGGAAAGATGGTCCTACATCAGTAAATGTTTCGTACTTACCTCGGATATCATTGCGAACAATCATTTCACCTTTGCGGAAGTCTAACTCTTCCTGCATTAGCTCAACCTGATTCTCACCCCCATCTTCAGCAGTTGTTGTTACTGTTCTATTGGTGTCGTATATCTCAGCAGCGATTGATGCGTAAATTTCACCATCACGGCGCATTGCTATGGCTAAGTTATCCTGAAACACATACGTTTCTAGATCGATACGACTATTTAGTTGATTGACGGTATCGAACGCCACCTGACCATTGGCTGCCTCAGTATCGACACCGACACGAGCGGTTGATTTAGCTGCTTCCGTTGCAACCTCTAGGAGTAATGCATCAGCCTGTGAAACCTCGGCATTCTCCATATAAGAAACGGGTGAAGGTGGTAGGTCGGCTCCGTTCTCATCTGTTTTGTTGAGATAATAGAATGGGTATTCATCATCTCCAGAGTACATTGACTGAAAGCCTTCTATCTGCTCAGGGTAGAAGAATGGCTTTTTCTTTGGTGATTTAGCGGCAGTATCAGCAGCTTTCGACAAGATAAAATTACGTAGTCGTTGAGCATCCTTTGATAACCTAACCACACCTTCGTATAGCTCGTTATCATCAAAGAATGACCACTCACCATACACGGGAACAATTGGAATATGCTCGCCAGCTATCGGCATTCTATCTTTCAAAATACCAGTGCTAGTGATGATTGACTTATAGACTATGCGCTTCTTAACTTTACGCTCACCTACCTTTTCATAACCAGCATTAGCCAGTTCATCAATCTTTTCTTTCGCTTCTTTTGCTGAATAAGTTTGAAGGTCATTAGTTAGCGGATCACGATAGACAAATACTAATTCTTTCTTTTCCTCAACTTCGTAGTACTCAGCAATATGAATTGTCTTTCCATTTGACCAAGTGAAAAGTAAGTCGTTATTAGGTGATTGGAAAGATGGTTGAATGTCAGGATCTAACCCATACTGTTCTGCGAATTCTTCCCATCCATTAATATTCATTGCGTGAATGATGGTGCAATTCTTAGCATCCGACTTATCCATTGCCTTAGCATTGCAATCCCAGATAACGTGAGTGCAAGACTCATGCATTGGAACACGTCGGATAATCTGGTTATTACTGGTTGGGCTATCGTCCTCGTACTCAGTGACGAGCCGCCAAGCACCATAACCACATTCAATTTGCTCTCTTACTGCCACGTTAACGGCAATCTTTGAGCTATTGTTACGCATGTCAGTTCGATACATGCCCATGAGAATATCAGCGGCATCGGCTGGCGCGTTATCCTTTGGCCTGTACTGAACCTCAATAGGATTCTTACGCATCTCAGCAACTAGCTTACGAACCATTGGGCGTACTACATCAAACTGACCTCGGTATTGCAATGTGACGTAGCTTTCAAGCCAATCATCCCACTGACTAACGCGACTAAAGAATAAATCGTTTCTCGCCTCCGTTCTGGCATTTTCAGATGCAGAGTAATCGAGGTCGAATTTGCGAAGTATTTTCTCAAGCCGCTCGTTTCTATCGACCATTATTATCTCCTAATCGGCCTAATCGGTGCGGGAATTACTCGTTGCTTAACTTTTCCTACTTCACCAAATCGTTTAGCGAATCGTCGCATCATGTAGGCGTATCGAGTAGCATCAAGTAAGTCGTCACGAGTTTTAACAATCTTTCCTTTTTCGTCGCGATGATAGAAGTTGTATTCTTCAAACCAATCACGCAAACCACGGAAAACTTTAAATCGCCCCGTTCTCATTAGGTCATATATTTCAAATAGACCAGCCTCAACAGAGCGGGATTTATCAGGCCACTGAGCAGGATCATTAAGCATCTTAAACCCTGCATCTTCGTAATATTCTTTTTGCTGTAACCCAGACCCTTTTTCAGTTTGTAACCCATCTTGAGGCCACGCGGTAGGAATATCTTTAGCCCACTTATTTACAGCACCCCACGCCTCAGCAGGGGATGTCTTACTAGCCTTCCATGCCCTAGTGACGTAATAAGCGTCATTATCTAAATCGATAGCTAGCTGTATGTGCGCTTGAGGGTGATCCCACCCAAAGTCCATACCGTCAATTACAGCCCAGTGATCAGGAACAGGAAATGGGTCACACGTTATAAACTCTTCACCAAAGTCATAAATACGACCATGACCAAGCATCGGAATACCTTTAGTCCGCATGTCACGCTGATGTGGCGGGAACGAAGCCAGTAATTCAGTTTTAACTTTTTCACTCAAGTGTGGCGCATCATCCCAACCAACATTCATGCACGTTTGAGCAGACGATGGAGAATCCATAAAGCTAATAACTAAATCAGTTCTCCCGTTCTCTGGTGTAAATGTCAGGATTCCACGACCACCACGACCTTTATCGCCTGTTGCGGTACGAGTTAAAACCTGCGGATAAATAGTAGGATCTTTTGGCTCCTCATCGATATGAAACCAATCAACGCTGTCACCCATTAAGGCGTGCTGGCCTTGTGAGTATGACCAGAATTGAATCTTTGATAAGTTACCTGATTTATGCCTGATGTATGCAGAGCGAACGGCATTAGGCGTACCAGCCATTGGCTCAGTATCGACAATCAACTCACTAGGGATCAACCCACCTTGCCAGCCGTTATCCGTTTTCCTGCCAATGATGGGTGCTTGCAATAAGTCTCTGCACTTTTCACCAGAGTAACCAAGGCACCAGATAAGCGGTGCATGCTCGAACTTATACCCATCCCAATCATCAGGATAATCACCCATTGCATGAATAGCGTCGATATAGGTAGCCGTATCAGTCTTTCCGACTCGGTTAGCTGCAATTAATGCAACCTGTGAATATTCGATACTTAGTGCAATGAATTTCTTTTGCCAAGGGTAGCGAGTTTCGTAATAAGTTTTGTAGCGGTAGACATTTGCGCGGCGTGCTTTCTCTTCTAGTAAAGCGATAAGCTCTAGCTTCTGGTCACGATTTAACTGATCCATTTATTAGCCTCGCCAACTTTGCATTTAATTCTTCGTCTGACATTGTTTCAATTGAGCCAGAATGCTCTACCTTGTCAGTGAATAGTTTGAGGTGCTTACCTAGAAGCTCATAGCCTTTCAACACTGCTGATGAATCATAACGATAAACAGCGTTTAACTCTCCATCGTCTGTTTCATGCAGAACAGGATCACCATTTGGATAAGTAACCTTCTCGCCTTGTTCGCACCGACGAATATTTTTAATTATTCCCTCGATGACAAACTGAGAACTTAGACCAACAGCCTCATTACGCTCTGCTGCTAACTTCTTTATGTGCGCTCTAATATGAGGTTTTCTAAGGTTTTCACTTGCTATCTGTGCGGCTGACTTTTCACTATACCCAGCCCTAATTGCTGCCTGAGTACCGTTTAAATCGACAATGTACTCTTGGCAGAATCTTGTTTGTTGCTCATTTAATTCATCTGCCATATATCCCCCTTTAATCAATTATCCAGCCCACTCGTAAATGAGCTGTGTAATTAACTACTGTGCAAACAGGTCTAGGGCTTCTTGAGCTTCTCTCGCTGCTTTCTGTGCTCGTGATACAAACTCACTTTCAGTCTGGCACTGCTTATATGCATCTTTGAATAACTCAAACTTGAGAGCGTCGTCTTTTACGAATTCGATAGCTGCTTGAGCCGCTGCGGTATCATTGCCAACTAACCGTAATAACTCTAAGCGCATTTGATTCTGTGCTGTAATTTCTGTCAT